TCAATGGCGCTCGATGACAAGATTGGCCGTCGTACGGTCGACGAAATTGATATTGAAAACATCTATCGTACTTATAACGATATTGTCGATTACTTCGGTACACCTTTAGCGGCTGAGTTCTGCGCCACTATTGATGATACTAATCTTTCTTTTGAGGAGCTGGTCACCAACCTTTGTGATGCTGTGTTTTGTACGGCATATCGTCAAAACAATAAGCTCAAGATTTACTTTGAACGACCGACTGATAATTCGGTATTACTGTTTAACTTCAGGAATATCATTCCAGATAGTTATAAGCATGATCTAACGCTAGGCATGATGGATGACTATGATGGGCTCATCTATGAATATACGGATCCTGCCGACGACACCCGTATAAATATCTATCTTCCCGATAAAGGAGCCAAGAACCCTAAAGAAGTTAAATCGGTAGGTGTGCGTAATAAATGGCAAGCCCGGTTTAATGCGTACCGGCTCTGGAATAAACTCCGCTTCCAGCGTAAATCAATTACTTTTGATGCTGCTCCAGAATCCGAACTTTTGGTTTTACGTGACCGTATTGCTGTAGCTGATTATCGAAATGGCATCCATCAAAGCGGTGATGTAATTCAGCAAGAGGGCTTAATCCTTACATTGAGTCATGATGTCGATTTCATAGCTGGCAAGAGCTACGTGATTTACTTACAAATGGGAGATGGCACCGTTGATCTAATTCCTATTACCGCTGGATCTGCTAAGAACAAGGTGGTTTTAGGACGTTTACCAAACGGTGCTCTCAAGCTAAGTTCTGATGATTTTGTTAATACCATTTATACGGTTGTTAATGACGATACAAAAGATTCATTACCTTATCTAGTCGCAAAAAAGGATCCGGTTGATAAGTTTTCAAATACCATTACAGCAGTTAATTACGATGTGCGGTATTACCTGAATGATAAGGACTTTATTGATGTACCAGTTGATGATTCACCGATTTACATTCGATATGATCAGCTAGACCTAAATCTAGCTCGCTTATATCAGATGCAACGAGGTGATCTACCAACAACTGGTGAAATTAGCTTTATTGTTGAAGCCGGTGCATTGGTTTCGAGTTCCAGTTCACTTCGACCAGAAACACGAATGGTTTATAAGTTTGACTATAACTCTAGTCCAGCAAAACAAGAGTTTATTGTACCTGCAGCACAAGAACTGCCAGCGATTGATACAGGAGAGTTTCCACCTGGTCTTACTGTAAATCTTACGATTAAAGGCTCAGTGGTTGGGCGTGGGGGCGATGGCGGTTTGCCACATTTGGCTTTTGGTGCCTGGTCTACAGATCCGGACTACAACTTCACCAAAACGCGTCGTGATGGATTTCAAGGTGCACCGGGTTTAATGAACCGGCACAGCAAGTTAAATCTGATTATTGACGGAGGCACTTTAGCTAGAGGTGGCTCTGGAGGCGGGGCTACACCAAGCGGTATTTATACCGAGCTAGGTTATGGAGTGCAGGGTGTTCCTGGTGGAGCTGGTGCACCATTCGGCCGAGTGATGACAGGGCAGCCGATCTACAATGATACTCAGGATTGGCGCTGGTATTTGAATGGCGGCTATTTATTAGTTGTAAAAGTTACCGATGCTGAAGCAGCAACACCAGGGAAAGGCTATCGAACTCCAACTAGTGACCGCTATGTATCGCCTTTATCTGGTGATGGCGGTGGCTGGGGGCAACGTGGTACCAAGTCGACAAATAGTGGAACTTCGAACTGGAATTACCATGGAACAACTGAAGGCCAGCCAGGAGCGGGCGGTACTGCAATTGTTGGAGTAGCACCACTCACAACTAAATTGATAAATGGAGGGAAAATCTTACAAACCCTTTAAAACTTTGAAAGAACTTAGAGCACCCATTTCGGGTGCTTTTTATTGCCTATGATCTGGAGGAAGGCATGTATGAACGGTCAAACAAATAGTGTAGTCGAAGCGGCTGCAAGTACGGCTGCCGCGACTGCAACAAAATTTACTTATGGCTATGTATTAGGAGGAAGCTTGATCGGTGTAATAGGCAAAATTGATTGGGCCGTTGTCTTTTCAATCTTAATCGGTATAGCAACCTACCTAACGAATCTTTATTTCAAAAAGCGAGATGAAAAGCGTAAGGATGAGATTCATGCGCTTCAAACGAAGCAATATGAGCTGACTAAAAAACGTTTAAAAGGGGATGGTGATGAGTAGTGAAAACACTCGGACATATTTGGCGTACATGGTTATTGCCATGTCATTCCTCTGTGTTCTTGGTTTGTTCTTTATTGAATATCCAGACAAAAACCGTGATTTATTAAACGTGTCACTAGGCACGTTGCTTGGATTATCAAGTGCTGTGATTGCCTTCTATTTTGGATCTACAAATAAACAAAAGAAAGAAACTGAAGATTCAAATCAACAGTAACTATTCAACTTTAAATGCCGCCTTCGGGCGGTTTTTTATTATCTAAGGAAAAGTGAAATGAACATTGAACAATATCTTGAAGAGTTAATTAAGCGCGAAGGCGGTTATGTAAATAATCCTGCGGATCGTGGCGGTGCAACAAAATATGGCGTTACTCAAGCCGTTGCAAGAACCAATGGGTTTAAAGGCAATATGAAAGACTTACCACTTGAAACTGCAAAGGCAATTTATAAAAAACAGTACTGGACGACACCGCGTTTTAACCAAGTGAATACAATCAGCTCAGCAGTAGCTGAAGAGCTTTTAGATACCGGCGTGAACTGTGGTACTGGCTTTGCAAAACCTCTATTACAACGAGCACTAAACTTATTGAATAACCAAGGTAAAGCTGGTTTTCCTGATCTTGTGGTTGATGGAGTTTATGGCTCAACAACTTTGGGTGCTCTAAAGACCTATTTGGCTAAACGTGGGAAAGACGGCGAGAAAGTGCTTGTGCAAGTTCTTAATATTATGCAAGGCCAACGTTACATTGAAATCTGTGAGCGTAATCCAAGTCAGGAACAATTTTTCTATGGCTGGATTGCTAATCGAGTGGTGATTTAAATGACTCAAGCAGAAGCAGTAACTCAGCTCACGCCATTTTTAGAATACTGGAGCAGTGGCATCTATATGTTTAAGTGCCCAGGATGTAAGTATTTACACCCTTTTCATGTTAAAGAGCGCGCACATCATAATGGCAGCATCTGGAATTTTAACGGGGATGTTGAAAAGCCAACTTTTACCCCCTCATTACTTGTTAATGACCATTATCCAGCAAGCCGCTGCCACTTATTCTTGACTGATGGAAAAATTCAATTCTTATCAGATTGTCATCATGAGTTAGCAGGGCAAACGGTCGATATGGTGCCGATCGATGTTTAA